CGCTGGATACTCACAAAGCACGGACGGAATTTCATACACCATTGATGTAGCCGACCCGACAACTTAAAATGACTTCTATCGAGAGGCAGTTAGAGAACGGAATGGCAACCGCCCTCTCCTCTACTGGCCTAAACATTTTCAAGAGGGACACGGAGGGGCTTCGACTATTGCCTAGCCTAGTGGTTGAATCTTCTATTAGCTCGGAGGAGATCATTCCTTATAGCGGGGTTTTCAAATGCCCGATCTCAGTCACCTACTCGACCAGAGCAGACACCACAACCAGAGCGGCCTTTGATTCTAAGTTCCAAGAGATTTTGCAAATAATGTATCAAAGCCCAAACTTGGCTAGTGTTCTAACCACGGCCACGCTCAAGGTCTTTATTGCCAATGTAGTCTCTGAATCCCCCGCCGTGTTGTCTGCCAATCGTACTTGGTCAAAAACAATCTCCCTAGAGACAACTTGCACATCGCTATGACCTCTCCCCAGTTCAAAGTTGAAGATGCCTTGGCGAGCCTACTAACCCCAGTCTCGGGGCTGAATGTATATACTACGAACAGAACAGGGCTAAGGTTGTTCCCTTATGCGTCAATCAATGCGTCCATTGGAAGCCAGCAGATCGTTCCATATTCCGGTGTATTCGAGATAAGCGTTGAACTTAACTACTCCGACTCAACCGCTCGCACTACTCAGTCTATTTTTGATGACACTTATTACAGCATATTTTCCGCACTATACAGCGACAACAATACTCTAGTCACTAAAGTTCAAGACAATGTAACTGATTTAAAGATATTTATGGGCAGAATCACATCCCAATCTCCAAGCATAAGGGCGAACAAAAGAGCTTGGCAAAGGGGCTTGACCCTATCTTTTATCGTCACCCCAGACGCAAATGCTGATGGGCTTAGGGATTATGACTTTAGCGATGCCCTCAACAGCTTCTATCTCGCCACCATTTAACAACGAACTACCCATATGGCACTCTCTATTTTAGACGGAAACCAGACAGCAACCACCCTTTCAACAGTTGTTACAAGTGGGCAACACATCACCGCCCATACGATTGTTAGCCTTGGAACGCAAGCTATTACGGAAATAACAGGGGCGGTTAGCGGGAGCGTTGTTACAATCCCCAATCTCAATGTTTTGGCTAGGAGCGTAGCGACAGATGGAATTGCCGATGCAACATTAAACTTTGTTAAGATTGGAGGCCATCAAGACGGCTCAAACCAAACAGCCCACATCGTTCATGTTTCTACTGGCGGTGCGATGAAGGTAGATGCGAGTGATTCAACTGTCACCTTTGGAACGATTAGAGGAACAGTCACCATTGGAAACTCGATAACGATTGGCTCCCTCCCCGCCATCTCGGGTACGGTGACGGCTGGCGGTCGATGGTATGATGGCGCAAATTATCAGCCAACCCCATTTCTTGTTACAGAAGATGGTGCACTTGAGACAGTTTCAGTCTTAGTGCAGTCTATCCCCGCTGGTACAAACCGCATCGGCGTGGTGACGATTGGAGGCGGGACGGTAACAATAGGAGCAGGAACGGCACAGATCGGAAGCGTCACGGCCTCCATCTCTGGCACTGTGACGGCCAACGCTGGGGATAATTTTGCAAATTCAATAGCAGCTGGGATTTTGAGCTTTCAAGATCAAGATGGTTTTACTATTAACACTCTTCCCGCATTACCCGCTGGAACAAACCAGATCGGCTCAGTCACCGCATCGATCTCCTCCTTCGCCACCAGCGTCACAGCAAGGCTGATTAATCCCGCTGGCACAGCCGTCACTTATGCCGAGGTGGGTACGGCGGGTAGCCCCTCTATCGATGTTCTTTCCGTGCAAGGCGTAACGAGTGGGACGGCCATTGCGATCAGCGGGACAGTCACCGCCAACCCATCCATCTCATCCACCGCCATCACCTCGGGCAGTTTTACTTCACTCACCTCAGCCACCCTCGTACCCGGTAACACCGCTCGCAAGATGGCTACCGTGTACAATCTCGGAGCAGGGCAACTATTCGTGAACGCAGGGGCATCGGCAACCACCCTCGGCGGGGGCTTTATGGTGGCACTTTCTAGCGGTGATTTTTATGAGTGCAATTACACGACCACTACTCTTTCTGCCATCTTCGCCACGGCTGGCACGGCTAGCTGGGTCAGTCATTAAGGAGTAGGCGATGCCTATCTTTAGATCGCCCCTCGCCACAGCACTCGGAACAGCACCAGACGCAGACGCATCTATCTACATAGCTTCTGCGGGTGTAACAAAACTAGAACAGCAAATTGGAATCAATAAACTTGTTGCATATCTAAAAGCTCAAAGCCTTTGGACTACTCTAGCTGGTGGATTCCTACTCGGTAATGATGTTCAGAAAAGCGGAACATCTTTAATTGATTTGAAGGCTGGCGCATCAGCCACGCTTACTGGTGGAACAAGAACGCAGAGTGGGATTGTTTTAGAAGGTTCTGCTGTTGATAAGATTAGCGTTGGAAACAGAACTTTTACTTCAAACACACCTCCATCAACATATATTCTTTGTAATTTAATTGGAACACAAACAACTGCCACAAATAGCATCCGAGCGGGATTTTCTTGTTTAAGCAACACATCACAACTTAGAGCCATTCTTTTTGGACACGATACAACTGGAGGTGCTTCAAATGTAATATGGAGGGCAGATCAAGGAACAAGCACAATAGCAACTGCTATATTTGCTGGGTCTGCTCCATCTTCAAATACTTTTCTTGGACTTACATTTTCTGCTAATGATCAAAAACTTTACATAGCAAATTCTAGTTTTTGGGATGGTTTGACTACAGTTGGAACTGGAAATACAAGAACCTATGCGGCAAACCAAGAATGGATTCTTCACTGCTTGTTAAATACTGGGGCAGCAAGTTTAGAGACAGCCTTGTTTTCAACCCTACTTTTCTGGGATTCAAATGTAACAATAACAAGGACTCAATCCTTTGCCATCGACTCACTAATCCGAACCTTCGCACTTTAATACCCCCTCCTCCTCACATGAGCATCCTAATCAAGCCAGCTTACGATGCGGATGCCTCTGCATATTTTACCACCGCTGGCGTGACTAACACGGCTGGACGCCAACAGATTTCTCGTTTTGTTACAGGCGTAAAAGACCTCGGCCTTTACAGCAGTATGGTCTGCTGGCCTCTTCGCTCAACGCAGAACGCTGGAACTGGATTGCTTGCTTATAGTCTCGGAGGCCTGACTACTGCAAACGCCACGCTTTCTGGTGGAAGCTGGACGAGTGATGGATTTTCTCTTTCTTCGGCGCAATATGCCAACGCCACTATCCCTTCACAATCACAAGACCTATCACTAATGGTAGTGGCCTCGGGAGACGGCACAACCTATTCTAGCTTTCCTCATTTCTTGGGCGTACAAAGCAATGCTACTTACGTGGCAAATCAGTTCGTAATTGCGTCGAATGGAGTGGCAACCGACTACAGCAGTTTTGTAAGAAATTCATTAAATGCGGGTGCTATTGGTGGCCCAATAACAAACTCCCTATCTGGCTCAACAGCGTTTACTTGCCTAGCATCTAGCCTCAAACTTAATAATTTATTAACAAATAAAAATTACCTTACTGGAAGTAGTTCAAGCGTATCTGCTCCGACTACTGGCACATCGACACTAGACAGGATGCAGTTAAATGGTCGCTGGACTGGAGCTCTTACCTTAGCGAACCCAATGAAAGTTGCTTTCCCAGCAATCTTTGCCCCAGCAATATTTTCCACAATGGATCAAGTTTACACCCTCTACAAAAACACTCTCGGCCAAGGGCTAGGATTGCCGTAAACAGCACCTTGTAAACCAACCCTAGCGTGATAAACTAAAAAGGACAAATATATGGGCTGGCAAACACAACGCATTCTTGACACCGTAGGCACCGCTACAGGCGGTACTCAAAGCATTAACTACAACCTCGAATCAATCGAGGCTTTGATGATCACGCTCCAGGCCGACGTTGCTGATGGACTTCGTCCCCCCAACGCGACTACTGGTGGAACAGGACCGACTACATTTACCAGCACCAGCTACGGCACGATTGCAACGGCAAGCACAGGCAGGCTGGGTTGCCAGGTGTTCAATGAGGGAGCAGGCAATCTGCATATTACACTAGGCACATCGACCACAACCACTACCTTCTACACAGTTCGCCTTTCTAGTGGAGACTACTACGAAGTCCCATCCAACTACACTGGCCTAATAGGCGGCATCTTCGCCACCGCTGGCACGGCACGCGTAACACAAGTCAGCTAGGAGTAGGCGATGCCTTTATTCAGATCGCCTCTTGCCAGCGCCCTCGGCACAGCACCAGACGCAGACGCATCTATCTATATTGCTTCCGCAGAAGTAACAAAACTAGAACAGCAAATTGGAATCAATAAACTTGTTATATATTTAAAAGCGCAAAGCCTTTGGACTACTTTAGCTGGTGGATTCTTGCTTGGTAATGATGTTCAGAAAAGCGGAACATCTTTAATTGATTTGAAGGCTGGGACATCTGCCACGCTTACTGGTGGAGCAAGAACTCAGAGTGGAATTGTTTTAGAGGGTTCTGCTGTTGATAAGATTAGTGTTGGAAACAGAACATTTACAAATAATTACCCACCATCAGCGTATATTCTTTGCAACTGTATTGGACAACAAACAACTGCCACAAATAGCATCCGAGCGGGATTTTCTTGTTTAAGCAATCTATCAACACTTCGAGCTATTCTTTTTGGACACGATACTACTGGAAATACTTCCAATGTTATATTTAGAGCAGACCAAGGAACAAATACGATTGTTGGAAATATTTTGGCTGGTCTTAGCTCATCAAACTATTTTCTTGGTCTAACCTTTTCAGCGGGAGATCAAAAAACATACATCCCAAATGCTGTTTTTTTTGATAATGTAGGCACACTAACAGGGGCAAACACAAGAACCTATGCGGCAAATCAAGAGTGGATTCTTCACTGCTTGTTGAACTCTGGAGCGGCGAGTTTGGAAACAACATTGTTCTCGACCCTACTTTTTTGGGATTCAAATGTAACAATAACAAGAACTCAATCCTTTGCCATCGACTCACTAATCCGAACCTTTGCACTCTAATGCCCCTCCTCCTCCTCACCCTCTTGCTCTGCTCCTGCTCGCCTAAGCGCACACCTAGCTCTGGGCTTCCAGATTACTCTGACATGGGCGCGGCCTCCGATGCAGGCAAGACACCTAGCCCAACCTTGAATAACAAAACCTCTTATTAAAGATGAAAACACCAAGTATGTGGCTGATCAATTTGAGTTTGCGTTTCTTGCTGACGGCAAAGGATTACGCCTGTTTCAAGGAGGCGCTGAAGTGCGCAGCCGAGAACAACAAGACCTCCCAGGGCACGAAGTATATTGGGGCTGTGAAGCATCTTCTATCGGTCAACAGATCGATCAAAAGGATGGTGGCGGATGGCAGGGACCGGGATGAGGTTGTGGGGGCTGTGGTGCACCTTGCCGTGAGCCTAAAGTACCTAGAGGCCAGAAACCATGAGTCTTGATGAAGTAACCGACCTTAGGGATAGGGTTTCCAACGTATCGGAGCGCCTTGCCCGGATGGAAGAGCGCCAGGTCCAATTGTACAATATGGTGGCTACCAGCTTGTCAAGCTACGCGGATGTGGTAAATAGAATATCTGCATTGGAGCACCTTCGCACCAGGGTACTCACAATTGCGGGGGCTGTTGGATTGTTTTGCTCAATCGCCTGGGACATGGTAAGAAACCGCTTTAACGGATAGGAGAAAATACAATGGCATCATTTACAGCAGGAACATCTTTCACGGACGGAGTGGCAAATGACGTCACAGCAGCCAAGCTCGGAGCTTTGGTTAGCAATGCAACGCCCACCTCTGGGTTTATCCAAGATCGCACGGCAGAAACAGTTATTGCGACAAATGACACATTCTTGATTGGCGACGCTTCAGACTCAAACAATCTCAAGAGGATGACGGTGGCTAACGTGATGAAGGCCGAGCTTACTGGAACGATCAATACAACGGCTGGAACGATTACTACTGGCGTTATCCCAACCCTCACATCAACAACCAAAATTACAAGTGGAACAGGAACGGCAGCCGCACCAGCCATCTCGCCAACTGGCGATACTAATACTGGCATCTTTTTCCCAACTGCCGATACAATTGCGTTTGCTGAAGGGGGAACTGAGGGAATGCGTATTGATTCGAGTGGGAATGTTGGGGTTGGAGTTACTCCTAGCGGATGGGGTGCATCAGAATACAAAGCTATTCAAGTTGGAATCGGAGGTTCAATATCTGGAAGAGTTGCGGGCGGGGATCAAGACAAGGTAAATGTTGCGGCAAACATCTATAATGATGGAACAGTATTTAAGTACATAGCATCAGATGAAGCAACAATCTATCAGCAAACAGGTGGAATTCATACCTTCTCCAATGCTACATCTGGAACTGCTGGCAGTACGGCAACCTTTACAGAACGCCTCCGCATTGATTCAAGTGGAAATGTTGGGATCGGGGATAATTCTCCAGCCGCAAAATTAGATGTAAATGGATCATTCAATGCAACTTCTGGAACGATTCCAACCCTAGTTGCGACAACCCTTCTTACAACAGGCACAGGAACAGCAGCAGCCCCAGCAATCGTTCCAACAGGAGATACCAATACAGGCTTCTTTTTCCCAGCGGCAGATACAATTGCTTTCAGCGAAGGCGGAGCAGAAGTGATGCGGATTACAGCAGGTGGAAGTGTTGGGATTGGAACTGCGAGTCCAACTGAAAAATTAGATGTAGACGGAACAATTAATGCAACTTCTCTTACAATTGGAACTGGAACTGCCGCAACCCCAGCAATCTATCCTGCAACAGATACCAATACAGGCATCTTCTTCCCAGCCGCCAATACATTGGCCGCAACAACTAACGGAACAGAACGCCTCCGCATTGATTCTAGCGGCATTGTACTAATCGGAAAAACAACAAGTGCCTTTACAACTGCTGGAGTGCTTCTCGATAAAACTGGTAATGAATTTGTAGTGTCTGGTTCTCAATGCATGGGTTTAAATAGATTGGCGAGTGATGGTGCGTTAATTGCTTTTTATCAGGACAACACAATAGAGGGAACTATATCTGTTTCTGGAAACACTGTAAGCTATAACCCTTTTGCTGGATCTCATTGGTCACAACTTGAGGATGGATCAAAACCTGAAATTTTAAGAGGAACTGTTATTGAATCAATAAATCAACTTTGTCATTGGCCTGACGGAGGAAATGAGAGGTTTGCAAAATGCAAGATTAGCGATTCTGTTGCAAGCAAAAAAGTTTACGGAGTATTTCTTGATTGGGACAATGATTGGACTGAAACAAACGATTTGTATATTACTTCTGTTGGACTTTTTATTTGCAGAATAAACTCAAGCGTAATAGTTCAAATGGGAGATTTGCTTGAATCAAATGGCGATGGAACTGCAAGAGTTCAAGCAGATGATGTTATTAGAAGTTCTACGATTGGAAAAGTAACAAGTTCTGTAAAAACTCACGAATATCAAGATGGGAGCTATTGCGTTCCCACTGTTCTTTATTGTGGATAATTTATGAAGCTCGACCTCTCCATCAACGAAGTAAAGCCAAGTCAAAGAGCAGTCCTAAGCTAAATGACCCTAACTGAAATCGCCCAATACGCAGGCGAGAAGATTGGCAAGACCGATGCCGACACGCTTACCTTCCTGCAAAAATCTGCCAGCTTGAATTACAAGCGGGTATGGAATTTTGCCCCCTGGCGCGAAAGCGTGACAAGCTCCACATATTCAGTCTCGACATCCACCAGGACAATCACACTCGGATCTTTGGTCGAGAATCCTCTCTCCATAGCATTTGGGGACAGTGAGCTCATGGCTGTTGATTTGCAGACAATCATAAGCCAAGACGCGGATCTGCTCGACGACAACAGGACCGGGACTCCGACTCAGTATTACTTCAAGGGAAGGAATACGTCTGGAACAGCCGAGATTGATCTTTACCCAATTCTAAACACAACTAGTACAACCCCCCTAAAGGTGGTTGAGAAGACTCAATGCGTGACTAGGTCAAATTATGTTGTCGACTTTCCTCCGTCTTCCAACGCGATTGGCGATGAGCTCAAGTTGCCACACGTTCAGCATGTTGTCCTGGCGTTAACCCACGCCGACGCCCTAGAGAGGGAGAGGCAGTACGCAAAGGCTCAGTCTGTGGTGGCAACTGCAAATGGAGATCTGTCGGCCATGGCACAATACGAAATGAGCCAGGTCGGAGGGATTAAGGCAATCACCCCATCTAGCCTTGGGGAGTACAGCATATTAGATATAGCGGTTTAGTGCTATGCCACTCTACAACGACAACCTAGACGATCTTCTAGCCATATCGGCGTCGTTCAGTTTTGAAGGGGGTCAAGTATCTGGAATAACTCCCAGCTTGATAGGAAACAATCAAGCCAGCGATATTTCCAACATGACAATCAGTCCGTCTGGCATTCTCCAGACGAGACAGGGGATTGAGCAAATATCCGCAAATGTTTCAAGTGGATCGTCCATTCAAGGCATGCACTACTTTGATACGCCAAACATAGAGCAAATTATTCTCGCTACAAACGGAACGATCTACCAAAGCACAAGCGCCAGCAGTTTTTCAACTACGAATGGGACGGTCACAAGTGGCGCTGTTCAAGTGGACTTCACGCAATTTAACAACAAGATCTTCTATGCGGACGGAGCCAGCAATCTTTTCTTCACCGACGGAACAACGTCGTACAGGCAGGGAACAAGCGTATCGTCGATAACAGTATCAACCCAGGGCCTTGGATATACTGGTTCGACTGTAGCAGCAACAATTGGAGCTCCGAACTTAGCCTACGGAACGAACGCGACTGCCGTAGCCTTGGTCTCAAGCGGAACAATATCTGGAGTAACAGTATTGAATGCGGGATCTGGGTATACGTCCGCTCCATCAGTAACGATAGCCGCCCCACCCGCCGGGGGAGGACATTTCACCGCAACAGCCACAGCCGCAATATCAAACATTGCACCGGCGGGACTTCGTCTTGTTCGCCAGTTTACAAACCGCATATTTGCAGTTGGAACCGGGGACAATCGCAACACTCTTTATGCGTCAGACATTCTTGATGCCGAGGTCTGGAAATCAACCAATAGCATTATTGTCGGTGGCAATGACGGAGAAGATATTGTCGCCATTCAGCCTTTCTTTGACTACGAGATTCTTGTGTTCAAGCCGAATAAAGTTTACCTAGTGACGGCAGATCCAACAGCTGCAACAGCCGCATCATGGACAGTAAGATTGATCAACGACAAGGTTGGATGCCAGGCTGGAAGGACTGCAATTTTCACAAACAAAGATGTGCTCTTCCTTTCAAACAATGGAATCAGAAGTGTTGCAAGATCAATGGCGGACGACTTTTATTCAATTGGAGTTCCTATATCGGAGCCTGTGAAGGATATTATTTCCAGAATCAACAAGGGGTATATATCCAAGAGTAACGCAGCTTTCCACAATAGTAGATATTTTCTCGCACTTCCACTAGACACTTCAACGGAATGCAACTATGTGCTTGTTTACAACACAATCTTTGGATCGTTTGAGGGACTGTGGTCAATTGCGGCCAGCGCCATGACCATAACAAACTTTTCTTCTGGATACACCACAACCGGCGTCAAGCTGGCCATTGGTAGTCCGACAGGACAAGTCGGTCATTCTTACGACTACCTTGACCCAGATCTACAGGGAGATGGAAGCACGAATTTCAAGGACTACGGCACCTCATACGAAAGCTATCTTGTAACAAAGGCTTATGATTTAGACGACAAGGTATCGAAGAAGTACGGATCTCACTACGAGATTGAGTACTTTTTCTCGACAGCAACAAACTGCACGATCCAGATGAAGCGGGAGTCGGACTCGCAGTATGTAACCATTGGAACCTCTGTAGACACGTCCACCCCTGGCGGGTTGACATTGCCGTTTGCAACTCCAGCCACACTTTCTGCTCAGACACAAAACTCTAGGGCAGACAGCCTCCGGTCGTATCAGAAGTGGAGGAACATGAGGATCAAAATGCTAGCCCCATCAAGGAAGCTATCCATAAGGCAAATCACTGTTGCGGCTAACCCAGATACAATCGAAATCCAAAGTAACATATGACCTCCGCAGAATATATTGAGCTATCGGGCGTCCCGGAGTCTAGGTGGCCGAACTTTAGGGAATGGTTTAAGTGGTACCAGGACAATGATTTGGTAGGAGTTGCAAGGGACGGAGACAAGATAGCCGGGGTAGCGATCGCCAGGTGCTTGCACAGTGACGAAAACCCTATACATTATGTGCACAGGCAAGATGGGGATACAGCATTTGTAGACTTGACGGTGACGTCCACAGATGGTATTAGTACACGTTATAGCCGATTGGCTATGAAGACATTATTGTCTATACTTTGGGATCGATTTGGGCCGAGGAAGAGCATTGTTTTTAACAGGGGTGGCAAGAGAAAGGTTTATGATTATATGAAATTCATGCGAAAGGTACTTCTATAATGGGAGGCTCTCCATCAGTCCCAGCACCGCCTCCCCCGCCCGATCCAGTAAACGCGGCTAAGGCGAATGAGCTTTACTACCGTTCATCAATGGAGACTTACGTTGCCAACCAAGGCGACATAGCCGCCTTGGAACAGCGTCTCCGCGAGCAGTATAACCCACGCCAGCGCGAGCTTGAGCGCCAAATGTCGGCGCTTGATACCCAACGAGCCGCGCAGACAGGGCTCCAGGTGGAGCGCGAATATGGTCCGCAAAGATCCCTAGAGGCATTGCGTAGGCAGTATGAAATTGATCCCAACGCATTCGCAGTCCAGCGCGGACTGGGGAAACAAGCCTCGGCTCAGTACGCCCGATTGTATGGGCAATCGCCAGAATCTTCCGTACCGTATGAGGTCACAAGACCATCAGCAACAAAAGAGGCTAACTACCTAACTGGGTTGTCTCAGTAAATTAAAATAATATGACGAAGAAACAGCAAGAAGACCTAATTAAAGGTGTCTATAAACTAGACCCCAAGGATTACGTTAAGGGTGGCGGGTACGACGTTGAGGCGGCGAAGAAAAAGTATGAGTTTGAACTGCCTAAAATTACCAAAGTATCAGAGCTTAGGAAAAAGCCAGATAATTTACTACAAGCATTAAATTACTATTCGAGTGCATTGGGAACTGCCCAAGGATTGGGCATAAATAAAATCAATACAGCCGACAAGAAAACTCTGAAAAACGCGGCAAGACTTGTTAGGGATTTTAAGACTGGTGATTTGGGTAAGAGCGCACTTGATATTATCAGTAAGATTGGGGACGTTGAGACGTCTCTAAACGAAATAGAAACTCAAAAAGAGGTAGTAGCAGACGCGAATGCGGCAATTAGAAAATTTAGTGGATCTCAACAGCAATCACAAAAAGCAATTGCGCTAGAGGAAGAAAAAAAACTAACAAGATTATTTGCTCAGGCGACACAAGGTGCCCCACAAATTGCAGAACTCATAACAAGAGTAAACATTCAAGATCTTGCTCCCGGACTCGGAAAGATCCCGCAAGAGGACATGGACGCGCTCGACAAGTCCCTCGCCAATCTTTCTTTCAGCAAGGTAGATGAGAAAAGCAAATTATTTGGTAAGCTAAACATCAACGTAACTGATAAGCAGATTTTGGACGATATTAATTTAACTAGAAAAACGACCTACAACGATCTCTACAAGAAGGCAACCTCAATAGCCTCAGATCTAAAAAGTCAAATTAATCAAGCCAATCAGTACGCCAAGGATCTTCCAGCTGGAGACGCAAGGATCAAATTAAATAACAAACTAGTTGCCGATCTCCAGACAAAACTTAATGCAGTCAACGAGGACGTTGCCACGACAAAGGGGTTGGTCGACAACTACAAACCAACAACCGGAGCAGAAGCCACCACAGCTCTAGCAGATTTCCGTGAATCAATGATGCTCCCAGACGAGAGGGCATTGAGAGAAATACGTCAGATTGATCCAACAACTGCCGATACGATTGAAACACTTACAAAGGGATACGCCCAACTTGCAAAGGCCGACATTGGGGCTACGACCGATCCAGCCACCGAGGCTTTGCGCAGAGACATCCAGGACAAGATAACTTCACAAGTAGCCTTAGGATCTCAACTTGATGCGGAGGAGCGCAGGCAGTACGAGCAAGCGGCTAGGGGTGCACAGACTGCCAGAGGAAATATATTTGGAGTTGCACCGGCTGTTGAAGAAGCCGTCACCACCGGACTCGCCGGGGAAGCCAGATTAAAAGAGAGACTTGGATCAGCAACCAGCTTCTTGTCTTCCGGACAGAGCGTGACCGACGCGCTAAGAAGGGACACAGCATTCCGCGAGGCTGCGACTCTCAATAGACTTGGCGCGGCTGCCGACTTTACTTCGTCTGGTGCGACGGCTTACAATATGGGTAATCGCAGGGCCGCGGAACAAAGCGGAGCCCTCGCCGCGCTTCTTAATGCATCTAAGACGACTACGTCTGGAGCATTCACCGGAGGACAGACCGCAAACAATCCGTACATGTACGTCGATCCGATGGCAGGATTTAGAGGCGCCCAGAATGCTACCAATCTTTATGGTAGCGAGGCCGATTACTTGGCGAAGACCTACGGTGCCTATGTTAATGCCCAGGCAAGTACAAACGCGTCAAATTCGTTGCCGCAGTATCTTAACGCTGGGGCAAACTTAATTGGCGGTATAGCTGGAACAAAGGGATTTTTTGGGGGCGGAGGATAAGGTAATAATATTATGGCAGAAGTTCAAAGACCACTAATCACGCTACCCTGGCAAGAGGGTTACTATAAAAGGGCAGAGCAACGTCAGGCTGTAGAAGACGAGGATCGCAGACTTCGCGTTGAAATGCTGAGACAGGCAACTTATCCAGCAGAAACCGCCCGAAAGGCCGCGGATGAATTAATGCAGACTACAGACTCGGTAAAAAGGGCTGCGTTAATGAAAACTCTTTACGAGACAACCGGAACTGCAACTGCTCCCGGGACTAGTCTAAATGTTCCAGCCGGGACTCCGGATGAGGCTGTAGACATGTATGTCGATCGCCAAGTAGAAAAGGTTAAGTTTTACAGGCAAAAAGCAATGGCAGAGCAAGATCCCGAAAAACGAAGACTTATGATTGGCATAGCCGATGCCGGAGAAAAGTCACTTATTGCCAAGGGCAAGGAATTGACTCAAGCAGATTTTGCGTTTGAGGCAAATGTTCGCGAGGCGTCCCGCATGGCGGACGACATGGAAAACGCAATAAAGAAGTACGGAAACTATGAAACGGTTAACCCGGAGGGTTCTGCCGCGTTAGGTCAACTTCCATATCTATTCGCTGTGGCACTGGCAAAGGTGATCGATCCAGGATCGGTGGCGAGAGAGGGAGAAGTTGAGGCCGCAAAGAAATTCGCAATTCCAATGGGAACTTCGCCAATAGAGATTGGAATTAATAATAGATTCACAGGGCCAACAACGGCGACAACTCTTGCGGCAATTCAAGGGATGAGAGTAAGGCTAAAGCGAAGAGCGGAAGACTATAAGAGCATCGCCGGAAGGACTGTTGAATTGCCAGCGTCAGGCCTAGAAGATGCATCTCAAGGGAAACAGATTGGGCAACAGCCCGGGCAACAGGCAATGCCACAGCAATCAGCACAACCCGCAATGAGTCCTTCCGGATTCGGTGGATACGATCCTCGGGCTCGCAAAGTAATTCAAAACCGCTAGTCGGTCATGGCCGACGAAATCATCCAGGATCAACGCGAAGCAGCAAATTACTTGCTGCGGAAATATCGCGACGACAAATCATTTGAGTTCACGCCGGAAGAGGCGAAAATTGTCCATGAATCATATAATGCCAAAGTTCAATTCCTAGATTCAAAACCATTGTTTTCAGACAAGTTCGCGTCTGCTGAATTCCTAAGATCTCAGGACGAATCAGACCCGACTTTTATAGCAAGTGAAGACGAGTTTTCTCTGCTGAAAGAAACAGAACCCTCATTTGGAAAGAAGTTTGAAAAGGGTTACGAGGGCGGGAAAAAGTACATAGGGGATGTTGCTGGAGGGATTGGTAGGGATGTTGTTGACTATTACCAGAAGCCGCCAGAATTTGGTGACGAGATAAAACCATTAGCAACTGTTCTTGAGGCCGGAGCTAGGGGAACACTTGACTTGGCAACGACCGCTGTTGGTGCTTCTAAATTTATAGAGAAGGCTCCTTACATGGCGGCTGGAGCTCTTGGCCTCCAGGATGACTACAAGTCGTACGTCAACCAAAAGACGATCGATCAGAACTATCAGATGCAGGCGATTGAGAAGATTAATGAAGAAAGATCTAAGGGCAGTAGCGTCATTGGTCTTCCGAAAGAATCTTTCATGCCTGGAGTTGCGGAGCTTGGTTCAGTATTCCTAGACCCCACAAATGTGGCTCCATTTATTGGACCGGCGGCTAAGGCGACATCAATTGCATCCAAGACCAGCAAGGGACTAGGGATGGCGACGAAGGCCGCTGGAGGGGTCGAGACTGCAGCTAGGTCTGTTGGGAATGTGATTGATTACGGAGTCGAAAAAGTTGGTCAGGGAATTCAAAGGGTAATCCCAGGAGTTACCGCACCGAAAACTGCCGGGGCAATTGCCACAGGAGCGGCTGCGGTAGGAATCCCCGGTGCGTTTCCAGTTGCGGCAAAGATTGCCGCGGTGAGGGGTGGAGCGGAAGTTGTCGAACGAGGAGCCCAGGCGGCTCGCATAATGGGCGAGGAAGCTCTAACAGGACCTTCTCGAATGAATCTTATGGAGCGTGTTGCCAAGAACCAGAAAAATCCAGAATGGCTTCGCCGGGCTGCGAATACATCAGTTTTATCATCCCCCATAACCGCAAAAACTGCAGAACTTGGGCTAGATGTAGGGATTGGATCAACAAAGGGAGTCGCACTTGGAGCAGGGTTAGGATATGTAGGGTCTGGCGGAGAAGAAGAGGGTATTGGTGGAGGGGTGGCTATTGGAGGCGCCTTGGGGGCCATGGGAGGTGGATACAGAGGTATTAAAGCGCAGCCAGCCAGAAAGGCGCTAGCCAAGCAGGGTGACGTTAACAGGCTATTCGCAAGGCAGGCAGAACTTGGGCTAGATGTAGAAGGCATTGCTAACTACATCCGAAAGGATAACCGACCATTTTTAGACGCGGCAACCATCCAGATGATGGCACCAGAAGTCCAGGTCGAATTCCACAATCGTGAATCTTTTATGAAGCCCGAGAATGCAGGGATCAACGCGGCTGGAGTTGTTAAAGGGGTTGCGGATAAAAGCGGGAAATTCCGACTACTGATTAACATGGACGACAAAAGGGCGACAGGGGATACGGTGCGTCATGAGGCAAAACACATCATAACGAAGTCACCGATAATCAATAAGTCTGAAGGTCGCATGGCAGTCATGGCAGAATATGGTCCAGAAGGTCTTCGCAAGAGAGGCAACGAGTACGCTAGGAAACTTATCGAAGGTGAGCGCCAAGGCCGGGGCACACCGACCGAGGCCGAGGTAAGGGCCAAGGCAAATGAGCTCCGAGAAGGATCTCAACGGTCTGAGCCTGGGGCCGGGGATCTTGATTGGATTGCGGACGAGGTCCTAGCAGAACAGTTTGTTGGAGAGTTTCGCGGGAAAGACCTTGATTCTCTACGTCGCAAGACCATCCCGGGGACTAATCTTCTATCGCTACAGGAAGGCTATCTTTCCCCTGTTGGCAGACTCTTGAATAAGTTTGGAATTGATACGACAGGACCTAAGCCAGCAAACATCGACACGCTCTTCAAAGACAATCCCCTCGTTCCGTCCAAGCAACTCAGAGAACTCACAAGCCGATGGTTTCGGGACCGAGACAAGTATCTGGATGGGCTAGAGAAGGCCGAGAAGCAGAAGGACGTGACGCTAGTCCCTGGGCCCGGCAATAAGAACCTAGCAAACAATCCCGCAATCCAGTTTACTCGTAACAGAAAAACTAATCTTGAGGAGAACGACTTTGCGGTAAGGTTCCCAGACGGAACAGTGCGCGCTAAAGATCCGGCATCGATCCTAGCAGTTGACAAGGCTCGGGTGGCGGACGTTGCCAAAATGTACAATCCTGACTCTGTCCTAGAGCGCGGGAGCCCTGAGTTTGGCGTCAAGATTCAGTCTGACGGTAAGCCATACGTCGGTGGCAATACTCTCCCGGAGGGATTCTTTAACCTTGATAGCTTTAATGACTTTACGAAGGAAGCAGCCAAAGCCCTCCAAGATAGTCGCCAGGAGGGTAAGACATTTTCTGTCTGGTACCAGAAGATCGGCACAGGCGAGGATGGTAGCTGGGCTCAGTCTGTTAAGCGCGGATTAGGCAACATTAAGGTAGGACAATCCGAGATCGCATTCCTTGGTTGGCGCCTATCCAAGGCTGGGAACATCTTGGCACAGGCAGTGGACATCTCTGCTTTGCGCGGTCGCATGCTTGACTTTGCCAGGAGTGGTAAGGGCCGAATCAACGAGGTCTGGGGCGGAGACTTGGCAACCTACGAGAAGGACGTCATGCAGTACCTGGATAACCATGCCGACGAGAAGCCGGGCGAGACAGGGATTGGAATTGATAAGCGCAACGCGATCAACTATCTATTCGGCATCACGAACATTGCCAACAAGAATGCAAACCCAATGTACTCAGCCGAAGGGCGTCCCCCCGGGAGCCTAGTCAAATCATATCGTCTAGACCGTATGGCTAACTCCCGCGATACCGGACGCACAGGATTCTTTTTCGATTACCAGAAGCAAGCTGCGAACTTGGCTCCTGCGACTAGCGAGAGAGTTCCTAAAGCTGAACCAATGCAAGAAGAGTCCACGGCTTCAAAGATAGTCAATTTGTATGAAAAATACGATTTTGGTGATGAAAACTTAACCCAAATGGATGTTGCCATAGAGTTGAGAAAAATACTAGACGACTCGGAAGCCAATAATTTGGATAAACTAGAATCTGCATTAAAAGAATATGAATCTGCCCAACAAGCAGATGCTTTTGAGTATGGGAAAAGATCTGGAGAACCAGAGTTCTACGCTGAAAGATTGATGAGTGAGTTGTCTAAATTTGCTTCAAATCAATCTTCAAAATCTCTGGCAGAAACCGCAACACCCATCACTTCCGTTGATCCAAAGATGGACACAATTGATTTATGGCATGGGGGGCAAGACATAAAATCTGGAACTGGCCCAGTATTTGTTGGACCTAAAAGCGTTGCCGAATCATACGTTGAAGATAGGGGAGGATTTTTACAAAAAGTCTCTATAAATAAGAAGGATCTGGCTACTCCAAAAGATGTGATTCGTGTATTGAGAGAAGACGGAAGATTGAATATGAGTGCGGTTGAAGGTGAACCATTATTTTATACGCTAGATCCGCAATATTATCCGGGTGTATCAAGAATAGCAATAGACGCATTAAAAAAAGCTGGGTACAGAGGGGCTACAATAGACGTAGATTCTACTGCAACTGGAGATAAATATCTTTTTGAAGAAACGCATGTAATTTTTGATAGAAACGAATTAAAAAATCAAATCAGCAATCCAATAGAACAAAAGCAGTTTGCTCCGGCTACGACCGAAGAGGATAAGTTGCGCGAGTTGGCCTCGAGCGTTTCTGGGCTCAAGATGGCTATCAAATTCATGACCCCCGACGAGCAGAAGAAACTTCGCCGGGATACAGGACAGAAGATTGTAGATATCCGGGAGAAGTTGCCACCAGCACAGGAATTTGCAGAAGTTGCGATCGCTGGGCGAGCAAAGCGGGGGTGGTATCGAAAGAGCACTCAAGCGCTAATCGACGTTTTTGACAGTGATGCCCCAAGGTTCGCGGCTCTTCTAGCCGCCCTGTCGCCCCAGACCTCTGTTGAGAGCAACCTAGTCAACGCGCTAAAAACTTGGACGCTTTGGGTCAAGGAAGGTCGTCCTCAGTCAACTGAGAAAATTCTAAATATCATGGCGAAGTCTGTCCAGGGTAGCGGAACCCTTGACTCGGTGCTTGGCGCCTGGAGGAATAATTCGATAGAGGCGCTAACCGCAGTCGACCCAGAAAAGATTATGCTTTCCGGTCCGAAGGTAAACTCGTTCATGCTGAATCTACGCGACATGGTAAACGAAGTTACCAATGACGCCTGGATGGCAACGTTTGCCGACGTCGAGCAGACGCTATTTTCCGGTAGCAAGACAAAATCAGATCCAGGCAAAGGCCCTGGATATTTAGCCATGTCGAGTCGAGTCCGGGAGGCTGCGCAAAGAGCTACGGAATTAACTGGAGATAGCTGGACCCCGGCTGAAATCCAAGAAACAGTATGGTCATTTGCCAAGACTCTTTACGAGATGCGGAAATCTGCCGAAGAGAAGCGCACTATGGTTCAAATTGTCCAAGAGGGCGGATTGACCGGCGAAAAGATTGGCGAAACCCCCGACTTTTCTTCGTTGTTGCGCACCGGCGAATATCGGGATATACTTGTGCGTAATGGATACCAAGGTGCAATCGACCTCCTTGAGGGAGCAGGAAATAAGCCTGACAGAGGGAATATTGCTGGAGCGGGAAAAGCGCCAGCAGTCTCTGAAGGCAAAGCAAGACCGTCTCTTGGCGGTCCTGTTGAGCCAACCCGCGGAGTCCTTGCCTCGGCAAAAAGGCTAGACACTGTTTTTAACCGAAGGGCGACCGAATCGGCGTTAAAAAAAGAAACAGATTATTCTGCAAGATATAGCGATAAGGAAAAAAAATTAATATCAAAAGAATTTGAGTCGTTTGTAAAGTCAAAGCTAATTAAAAGACAACTGGAGGCCAAGAAATGACCTCACTCAATATCAATATTTTTGAATCTGGAGATGAATCCAGCAGTGTTTTGGGACGCGTCGATGATTGCCCCTCTGCCCATGACAACTCCTCCGTAGGAACTATCGGCGTCAACAATCATCTTCCTACCGAGAATCACACCTCCGTAGGAGCCGGATGCAGTTGTGATCATTCTTCCGTTTATGTACCCGGCGTACTCTCCTCCAGAGGTCTGGATGATGTCCCCGGCGAAACAACGACCGAGTGATAATGCTGTAACCAATAGGATTTTCTTCATGGCAAACATTCTAACACAGGTACCCGAACTAAGTGCAAGCAGAAACTTTACCCCGCGCGGGGCTGGAGAATTTGACCGAGAGAACGCGTCTAGGCCAATGCAGGAGCCACAGGGGGCGGGGTGGACCGGCGAGAAGGGCCAGCGCCTAGTAGCAATATCAGAGCGTATGCGGTCCGCGGCAAAGATGGATGACATCCGCGCCGAAACAACCCAAAGAGCAATGGAGGATCAGATGACTAAAAATGTAGCAGAACAGGAAAGCATGACTGGACTTATGGTACCGAAAAACGAATACGACTCTGCACTGGCAACTGTCGACATGGAGGCCAGAAAGGACAAGGCTGGCAACGTGATGGTCTATGACCTTCCGTCCGGAGACATGGGCGGGAGCTACGAGGTCGCCGGTATCAACGATAAGTACCACCCCGCGGCCGCCGAGATGCTCAAGAACCTTGCCCCCAGTGAGCGCAGGGACGCAGCCGCAAGGTACGTCGTCGAATACACTAAGCCATTCACGTCTCAACTCCCGGAGCAGTACAGACCATTCTTCCAGGACCTTGCATTCAACCGAGGGGTAGGGGGCGCCACAAAGTTTCTGCAACGCGCGATCGGAGTGAAGGATGACGGAGCTCTCGGGCCCCAAACCCTCAAGGCCATGGAGGGGTTAAGCCCATCCGAAGTTATGAAGAACGTTTCCGTCGAGCAGATGACCTACGAGAGAAAACTTGCGGAGCAGAACCCGGAACGTAAAAAGTTCCTCAATGGTCTCGAAAACAGAGTCTCAAATAGATATCGCCTTTTCGGGAATGTTCCAACCGGGTAATCGCCAGGTAGGAGCCACAGGAGTCGCCAGAGTAATTGCTGGACTCCTCGCTTCTGGGTGGAACGTGCTAACCCCATTTGAGGATAGCGCGGGGTACGATCTTGTGGCTGAGAAGGATGGCGTCTTCAAAAGAATCCAGGTCAAATCGTGCGGATCTCCGAGACTGTATAATAGTGGCACCAGGGGCCCCGGGTACAAATTCAGTACTGGCCGAGGAGTGGCAAAGCGAAGGTATGGTGCCTGTGTTGATTTGATATTCCTAGTCGCCCTGGACAAGGATTTGTTGTGGGTATTTGACTCGAGCAAAATGAAGGCAACACGCACGGTATCCCCAGAGAATTCAATTGCCTGGATGAGCTTGCGCAAAATATAGCAAGTCAAGTTAATTAAAATTCCCTAAAATAATATAGTTGACCTAACTGCCAGGTCTCGGCAGAGTCCAGTGATCTTGAACCAAGGAGGTCACTATGGGCGGAGGGAGAATGTCACGCAACAAGGGGAAACGCGGTGAACGCGAAGTCTCGAGTCTGCTCAGTGAGGCTGGAT